ATCCTCTCAATGCAAATTTTCAGCTTCTTGATGAGGCTGAATCAAAAGATGTACCAACATTACTTAGGGAGTGCGTTAGGCTCCGAGAAGAATATGGGTTTGGTGTCCATAAGAATTTGCTTACCTTCTTTTTTGGAGATCCTGAGAGATTTTTAGTTCCATTAGCTTTGTTTAATGAGATCCTGATTAGGGAAGGTGGAAACAGAAATGCAATACTTATTAGTCCTTATGATGAAATGTATGCTCAAAAGATTTTTGACAGCTATGTTCGAGCTTTAAGAAGTACACTTCTAAAGGATGACCAGCGCTTCTTTTTTGGACATAACTATATTCTGCAAAATAGGTTGAGAGAATTTAAAAAGGATGACCCTTGTATTTTTGCGGTAGGGGGCTTAGTTTTTTCTTTGCTTAACCGTGTACGCTGGATGGATGCACGTGGAGAAAATGCTTTTACAGTGGAGGATGAGAATGAAATCTAAGAAATTAGTAGCATTCTGGGAATTATACTGGGAGTCATTAAGAGACAGAACGTCAGAAATTAAAGAATTCTGGGAACAATTACTTAATGGTGATCCTTATGGGAAGGAAATTTTTGGTATATTGGAGAACGAGAATGAATGAATCGACTTTAATGTTTATTTTTTTGGTGGTAGGATATTTTATGGGTATTGGATCGGTTTTCATTGGAGCCTATATCCTACCTAAAACAATGAGTGGGGATTTGCTTCCAGACGCCTTCTCGCCTAAAGGTGATGTTTTCACTGTAGAGACACCTGATGATATAGCCCTATTCCCTGATGATCTCAAAAATGAAGCTGAAGAACATATTTTAAAGAAGACAAACAAATTCCTTGAAAGTTTTGGCTCTGTCCGGGAGGATAAATAATGTCGATAGGAATGGAAGGATTTAAGGTAAGATGCAGAACGTGTAGGGCGGTGTTGTATGAAACCACTAAAGATTATACTTGCCATAAGCCTTTGGCGGGGAATATGCTTAAATTGCTACCCCTTTATAAGGACTGGCCTACTTACGATGGATCATTGGCTGTAGAATCAACATCACGTTTTCTTATGTTCTGCTCAGCCTGTAGTGGATATATTTCTCCAACCGGCAAACTAGACTTTGCGGATTTCCCAGATGAGAAGGTTCATGTAATATCAGATGAGCGTTCCAAGTTGGCTTGGAGGGAGACCGGTGAACCAGTTAAGAAAGCCAAAGCGTTACATAACGAGCCCCTTCCTAAGGCCGAGCCACCCATTCCTGAGGCCGAGGTATTTACTCCAGAAGAAATAATAAAAAAGATAGGGAAAATAAGCCATGCCAGCCATAAGTAAAGAATGGTCCCTTTCCAACCTACCGCCCAAGGGACATAAAGACGTCGCAGCCTTTGCGAATAATCTCTTTGAAATCTCCCGCTTAGAGCTTGAGAGGCTCGGAAAACATGATGATCTGCTCGCTAATTACAGCCTGTACAGGGGTAAAACAGTTGGCGGGATACGTGGCAAGTCCGTTGGTTTGACTCCGGTTAATCTATATTTTTCTAATATCGAGAGGACTGTAGCTAATATCACAGCCAGGGAACCGGTCGGTGAGGTAGTTGACCTTGATGGTACAGATCAGGATGGGGTAGAGGATATCCTGGACGCCAAATTAAAAAAGTGGTGGAAAGAAACCAACCAGCAAAAGAAAATCCGGTCTTCAGCCCGCACTATGGAGATTTATGGTATAACGCTTGAGAAGCCTGGCTGGAACAAGGAGCAAGAATGCCCAAATATTGTTATAAGTGATCCGTATACCTTTTACCCTGCTCCTGGATTCTACGAAAACATTGATACAGACATTCCTTTTGTTACTTTTGCGTATCTGAGATATGTGGATGCAGTGGAGTCTGAATTTAAGGTTAAGAATATAGTGCCCGACGAAGCATACGACCTGCTTGGGACTGTGAGGGAAGAATACAAGGGCACAGGTTGCACTAATCTCGATATTTCTCTTACTGGCAAGTATCAAGACCCGATGACAAAGTCTGACATAAACAGCAAGGGGGCCATAGATAAGAAGCTTGAACGTTGTTTGGTTAAAGAGGTGTGGGTAAGGGATTACAGAAAGACCAAAGTGAGTGAGGAGCATCCGGTTATTAATCCTGAAACTGGGATGCCTGAATTGGACGAAGCAGGGGAAATAATTATTGAGAAAATAACGAAGACGGTCCCTGTTTACCCTGACGGAGTAAGGAAGATAACTATTGCCGCTACAAGCGGTGGTGATCATGATGGTTTCGTTGTTTTGGATGACTGCGCGAATCCTAATATCAATCCGGCCCTGGATATTGAAATTGCCAAAGCTACTCACCCATGGGGCAGGTTCCCAGTTTATCACGCCAATAGTTATAAGGACCTTGTATCTCTATGGGGGTTTGCTGCCGCTGAGCAAGTAGGGGATTTGATTGTTAAGATTAACAAGATAATTGCCAGACTCATTAATTACGTTATTAACGTAATGAGCCCACCGCTCATAGTCCAAAAGCATTGTGGTATCACTAGGGAGATGATTGAGAACCAGCTAAAAAAGTCTGGCCGTTTAATATTGATGCCGACAACCCCGAACGCCAGGATCGAGTTTATGCAGATACCGAATTTGCCTTCCACCTTTTTCCAGGTGCTTGAGGTTATAGTCGGGTTCTTTGATAGAGTATATGCTATTGAAAGCGCAGATAGGGGCCAGGCTCCGAGGGGTGTAATCGCTGCCGCTGCTATTGTTTCATTACAGGAGCGGAATCAAGAGTTGATGCAGTCAAAGACATCATCGGTTGAAAATTTAGCAGAGAATAGATCAAGGTGGTGTATAGGTTTGTACCAGAACTTTGGTACAAGCGTTGAGTTAGTTGATGTTGGTGGGGATCCTGCGGAGTTTATTGGTACTGCCTTCGCTGGCAGGAAATTTAGTTACGTGGTCGAGTCTGGATCTACTACCCCAAGGACCAGCCTACAAATGCAAGAAATTGCAAAATGGTTGTGGGAGACACATGCTATTGATCAAAGAGCTGTCTTGGAGATTATGAATGTCCCTGACTGGAAAGGGATAGTTGAGAGAACAGGCGAGACGCAGCTTGACCAGGCCCTTCAAATATTAATCGATTCCGGTATGCCAGAAGAAGATGCCTTTAATCTGAAACAATATTTAATGCAACCGGATCAGGGACCGGGCGGTGAGAAAGAGAAAACTAAACAAAGATAGGGAGAAATATTATGGAAATTTATATTGGGACCAAAATTGTTAAGGCCGAACCGCAGATTTGCCTGAGTGATACGCATAAATCAAAAGTCGGAGATCCTGGATATAAAGTTGAATACGAGAATGGGTATATATCTTGGAGTCCTAAGGACGTATTCATTAATGCATATCGGAAAATAGAGTTAATGCCTTTTGGTATTGCTCTTGAAGCTATGCGAAAAGGGCATAAGGTTACGCGTAAAGGTTGGAATGGTGGCGGTATGCATCTTGAAGCTCAAATTCCAGATAAACAGAGTAAAATGACATACCCTTATTTATTTATTACTGTACCTGGGTGCGAAGAGGGAGTGAGGCGACTTCCTTGGCAACCGGCTCAAGTTGATCTTTTCTCAGAAGATTGGCAAATTAAGGAATAGTTGATATGGAGAATAGGGTACTAGAAACCGATTGTACAAACAAAATCACGGTAATGGACGGCCCCGGAGCCGGTGGGGCTTGCCATAGGTATCTTGTGTCGAAAGATCAAGTATCTTTATGTTTTGTCAAATTCCAGGAAGGGCCAATAGGTGAATTCGGCGTTACTGGTTGTCAGAATGAGGATCTCCTTGCTATTGTGATTGACAGACTCGAATGCTTCCAAGCTGGGCCTTATGCTTGCGAAGAAAATGCGAGGGCCTTAAAGAAAATAAAAGAAGGCCTCGGGTGGTTACGTTACCGAACGGCGGAACGTATCAGGCGTGGGGTTGAAGGGACCAACAAAAAATAGAGAGGTAATATGGACGAAAAACAAACGGAAAACCAAAAAGAACCAACGGTCTTAGGGACAGTTAAAATTCTCGTACTCAGTGATGGTAATGTAACGGTTGTGGGACCAGTTAATAATCCAGTCGTTATGCTTAATATCTTTGGCAGGGCCATGGCGGCTGTAGCTAATCATGTTGCCAAGAGTGAAGAAGAAAATCAGGCTACACCGAAACCCCCAATTGTTTCGCTGAATTAAGGAGGCGTAAGATGAAAGATATAACGTTAGCTATAGGAGTTATCGGCGTATTGTCCATGGTAGCAATGATTGCAGCCGGTCATGATGAGATTGTTACGGTGTTGTCATATACCGTGACTGCAATTTCAGCCTTAGCGACTGGTAATGCTTTGAAGTAGAGAGGAGGTAAAGAATGTGAGCAAACGAGTTTTTTTGGGTGGAACATGCAATGAATCAACATGGCGTGGACGAATGATTCACTATCTTAAAAAAGTTGGATTGGAATGGTTTGATCCAACCGTTGGCGATTGGAATAAAAAGGCCCAAGCTAACGAATTGAGAGAACGAAAAGAATGCGATTTTTGTTTATATGTGATAACACCTAAAATGACAGGCACATATTCTATTGCAGAACTCATTGATGACTGCCATAAAAGATCCCATAAAACAGTTTTTGTTCTTTTGAGACAAGATGACGGTCTTCATTTTAATAATTCGGAATGGCGAAGTTTGACCAACGTTAAAAAAATGGTGGAAAGAATTGGCGGCCACACTGAGACAGAATTGAGCAATGCAGCACAATGGATGGGATCGAGGAGGTGAGAAAATAATGCCACTTTACATATACAAGTGCGAGGATTGCGGTCTTGAGATGGATAAAGTTTTTCATATTAACGATTTCCCACGTGAAGTTAAATGTATAGCCTGTGGCAGAACAGCAAAGAAGATACTTTCCCCGACCGCTGTCCAGACGGACGGCAATGTGCCATGGCTTGACTCAGCCTGTGATACTCTTCTGACTCCCAGAGAAAGAAAAGAAAGGCCAATTACTACCCGGACAGAGTGGAGAGAATGCATGAAAAGGAAAAACCTTATCCCTATTGGTTGAAAATAGAAGTCCGCTAGATGCGGGCTTTTTTTGTTTTTCAGACTTATTGTCACCACTTATCTTTATCTGGTGTTATAGAATAAAAGTTGAATAATGGCGAAGTAAAAAAAAACATGGTAGATTTATTATAATAACATTTTTCTTTAACCGTGACAAGTTTTTTTATAAACCTTAGAGAAGGGAACATCCACTTGCGACGGCCCACGGGAATAACGTCAATAGCAAGAGGCCCCGGAGGAAAGACATGGACGACGACAAGAAAGACATTGAAAGCACTGAAGGCAACCCTGATGAAAATGGTGCGGGCGATAATTTTCTAGGTTCCTGGAAAACCAAGGAAGACGCTGAGGAGGGTTTAAAAAACCTACAAGGGAAATTGTCGGAACAGGGTAATGAGACTGGCATGCTTCGGAAGCAATTCGAAGAGAGCCAGATGTTGCTTAGCGAATTACAGGCTAAGATAGAAGCTGGTGAGAAGAC